TTGATTGAGGAATTTTAACAATGGATGATTTAGAAAGCAAAAGCGTTGACGAGCTTATAACAATAATTGGTGAGCTCAATGAGTCCATAGAAGAAAAAGACCAAGAAATAGAGGAATTATCAATTGAGGTTGCAGATGCGAGCTCAGAGATGGTTAATTACGAAGAGAGCTCAATTGATGAAGAGGAAGTTGCAGAAGCCGCCTTTAATGCTGGTTATGATGCGAATGAAAATGGTGAGCTCTGTATGCGCTCTTGGTTAAACTATAAAATATTAGCGAGAATATAATGAGCCCTAACGATATGATTTACAATGAAACGTACAAAGGCTGTTTACGAGCTGGCTGTGATGAGACATTAGCAAAGAATACAGCAATAACAACCTTGCAAAAGTATAAAAACAATCAATTTACCAAGCCGTCAGCGCTAGTTAAAACCGCTATAGCTGAAGCTAAAAAACTAATAGTTAAGAAGAAAAAATAACAATGACTAACCTATATGATTACCTGGTAGAGTGTTTAATATCATGGATACCAGAGTTAGATTAGATTAAAGGCCAGCGCTTGCTGGTTTTTTTATGTGCGCTATTCCGGTAATAAAAAAGCCTAACGGTTAGGCTAGGCTTTACAACAAGGAGAGAGTATAAATAACCAAGGAACGAACAAGGAAGTTTATAATCTCACTATACTAGATAAACTCACCCTTTTCAATGTCGTAAACATGAACTTTACCGCCAGTATATAAATCCCGAGTCATTGCATACTTAACCGCTTGCCTTGCTGTTTTACCTAAATCAACAGCAGCCATTGCCAACCAACCGCCAGAGCCTAAAGATTCATTGCATGGCAGTTCGTCAAGCTTATACACTCCATCTTCGTTACACGCTTTGTAGCAGACGCCATCACGAACAACTATCCCGCCACAGTTAACGTTATCAGGCGAATGCGAGTTATGTTCAAAGGTATCAATAAATATAGCTACGTCTGACTTGCTGCCGCAGATAAACCACACATCATCACCGACTACCTTATATTTGATTGCCTCATCTGTAAATAAGACGCCTCCACCAGTTTCTCTGCTGTCACACGCTACTTGTTTGTTTTTATGATCATAGACTATTGTCGTCATTTATATTCTCCATTCGTTTATCTTTCATTTCAGCTATCGCCTTAGCGGTAAAGCTTGTTGTATGCCAACACTCGCAATTATCACAAAAGTAAATTCTTAGCTTTCTGCTGTGACCTTTATTTCTCAATTGCTTAATTGCAAGCTTGGCTCTGCTTTTTGTTCCATGGCAAACTTTGCCACATTTAATCATTCTCTTACCCTCTCTTATGTTGGTTATTTAAAATTACGCTTCTTATCTTTCTTTTCGAACTTTCTATACCACCCATAATCATGCTGGATTATTTCTATGTTTGGCTTAGGTTCGTTTGCTAGCATTTCAGCATCACGCAATATATTTTTAATTAGTTGAGCTAAACCTTGATCGTTCCCGCAAACTAATACCTTCATCTCTATTACCTCTATCTGTTTTAGTTTATGTGTTAGGCCATTTTTCTATTTTTAGCTTTGTTAGTTCGATATTATCCAATCCTGTTTTTTCAACTAAATCATCAAACCACTCATCTTGAGGGCATACACCAAAATTCCATTCGACAGCTTTAGATATAATTTTAGCATCCCTCTTGGTTCTTAATGTTAAAAGCAGGATTCTTTGTTCACTCATTACTACTCTCCTTTTGTATTGTTAGTTAAAAACTGTTGCTTGCTGTTTTTTTATATGATTGGTGGCTCTCTTCTATTTCATACTCACAAGGAAATACACTATCGTTTTCAATCTGCTTTGATAACTTACCAACCGTTAGCGTTTTCATTTGTGATCTTCCGTAAACTTCACCGCCTGGTAAAATGTAATGATATTTAACGATAACTCTATTCATGTATTTACCGGGCATTTCTGCAATAGCCATTACCTCATAGCTTATTTTACCCATAAAATTAGCAGTCCAATAAACACACTCCTGATAACCCCATCCTTGATCTTCTTGCTCAGTGTCGCGGTGACAACCTGGAGTTAACATTGTTTCGATAACCCCGTTATAAAATCCACAGCCTTGATTATGAAAAGGGTATTCAATATCGAATGTATCCCCTTGCTTGAATTTATTCATCTTATACCCTCTTTGTTTATTTGGTTTGTTTTATTTCATTCCGCGCGTTGGCGGTGCTGGGTTTAATCTTTTCTCTTCTTCGTGCGCCATTTGTGCGACTTGATTTTCTGATAGCGGTATAAACGCCCCGTTAATCTTTTCTAGGTAAACAGTTCCGTTACCATCACTGTGCCGATCTTTAGCTATGATTAATTCAGTCACACCTTTTAACAATGTTTCGGGTTCTAATACTTCTTGACGATGTACGAACATAATTAAGTCTGCATCAGCTTCAATACAGCTTGAGTCTTTCAGGTTTGACATATTAGGGCGCATTGGTGCTTTATATCGGTTTGCTTGAACACATAAAATAATAGGGACTTTAACTTCTTTAGCTAATTCTTTAAGGTCGCGCGTAATGTTACCAACTGCAATATCATGCCTATCAGCTTTACCTAATTTCATTAAGCCAAGGTAATCAATAAAAATAGCTGATAAGTCAGGGTGTTTTACTTTATGCCTGCGAACCTTTGCCCGTATTTGTCCGACTGATTGCTTCGGCTGGTCTGTAATATATATGCCAGACTGCCTTAAAGCTGCAAGCGCGGTTTCTGCTTTGCCAAAACCATCATCACCAAGCCTAGCTGACCTTAAATTGTTAGCGGGTATATTCCCCACACCTGAAACGAATCTTTCAAATAATTCAATCTCTGACATTTCCAACGAGAAAAACATTACATTTTTCTTTTGATCAACACCCACGTTAGCCGCAAGAGTTTGACAGAATAAAGTCTTACCCATTGAAGGAGCGCCAGCAACAACCACCAAAGATTCATCACCAATGCCGTTAATTCTCTCATCTAGCTTATCTATACCTGTAGTCAAGCCAGAGATTGCACCGCCTCTATCCATGCGATCTTGTAGCCTATCTAACCAATCACCTTCTACCGTTTGAATATGCCTTAATTCTGCCCCTGACGAGCTTACAGCGGCATCTTTAAGCTCGTTGTCAATTATCTCTGTGATTTCTACAGGCTCAGCGCCTTGGTTTATCATTTCAGCAGCATCAAACAATATCTTTGATAGTTTTCTTAGTTGTGAGCATTTTTTAATAATAGCCACGTAAGCGGGTAGATTGTAATTACCAGTTGTGTTTTTGTTTAAGTCTGCAAGATAAACAAAACCACCGTATTGATCAGTTTTCTTTGAAAGATTATTATCAACAGTTACCAAGTCAATAGCTTCTTTGTTTTCGCTCATGGTTTTTATTTCGTTAAAAATTAACCTGTGAGCCATACTAAAGAAATCATCATCACAAAGGCTGTCAATTGTTTCTCTACTGTTTGAATGCGTTGGATCTTTAATTAGTGCGCCAATTATTTGCTGTTCAACTTCGGTGTTTTTTGGTGGCTCGTTAATTATCATAATTTCCCTCTACCACTTTTAATAAGTTATTTTTGTTTACCAGGAAATCAAAGCTTGCAGTGAAATCTGAATTTGCTTTTCTACCCATAAGAAAATCTTGCTCTGAAACAAAGTTAAAATATCTTACCCACGTTTCAATCTGAGAGAAATCATTATCTGTTTTTTCCATCTGCTTAATCGAGCCTTTAATCCAAGCTTTACGCTTATCAGATAAAACCTTAACCTGTCCTAATTCAGATAACTTAGAATTGAACTCGTCAACGACAAGTTGACATATATCTATACTCTTCTTCTTACTTCTATTTCTTACTTCTTCTTCTAGAGGGACAAAAACCGACAAACTCGGACATACTCCGACCTCTTGATTTGTAACGGGTTTTACTCCATTCCGTCTAACTGCCTTTGCTGTAAAGTCATCACAACGAGAGGCTAGTTTCAAACAAAAAACATGCCCGTTATCTGCATTTAATAAACCTAAGTTAATAAATGACTTCATCATCTGCTCAACTTTCTGAGGTGTTGAGCCTGTATTTCTGGCTATGATTCTGCAATCATGCTCAAGCTCAAATGTTAAGTTATCACCGTTAACTCTTTGCGCTATTAACTCTATGCAATACCAATACAACCCATAACCCTCTAAACCGTAATCAAGCATTACCTCTTGAAGTTTAGCGTCCATGTTTGCATCAGTATCATGCTTAAACCATTTCATGTATAATTACCTCGTTGCTAACTAAGCTCTTTTGGACGGGAGCTTTTTTTATGTGCGCTATCTAGACTTAACGTCATTGATCAAAACCAAATCTACAGCCTTATCTATATCCCTAGCAGCTAAAGCATTAATCTGCATCAACCCTAAACGCATAGCTGCCCTTGCTACCTTACTAGAATCTGAATTCACAACTAAAGCAGTATCTTTAATTTTTAACGCTTGGGTGTCGCTGAACTGTATACCTAACATTTTCATATAATTATTCCTATTCGTAAAAGACAGCTGAAGTATTGCATATACATATAAAACAGTAAAGGATTTTATATAGTAATTTATATAATATTTTATATTGACACATTAAACGATACCCGCTAAAGTTAGTCTCAGTTACAAAATACAACCAACCAATAGAGAGAGATAAAGATGAATATTACAGTTAAGAAAGGATCAAGTATTTGGAAGTTAGACACGAACTGGGGTAATGATTGTGTATCATCAAATTTTTGCAGTTTGTTCTGGTCGGTATTTTGGGGTTTTATAATGGTATCAGTAGGGGCGATATTGACTGGCGCTTTTCTTGGGTGTTTGTTTGCAGGAATTGCAGCGTCAATATCTGTTGGTTATGTTATATGGACAATGCCAATCACTATCCTTACAGTTACTGTAGTTATAGTTTCAGCTATTGTGGCTATTGCTTTTACTCATATAAAAGCCAGTGACACCATGGAAGAAAACCCGACTGGTGCACTGTCAAATACAGTTAACGCTTATTCAGCATGGAAAAACAAGTATTGCCCACAGGTTATAGAAAAGTAACACCCACTAGCAGCTGTTGCAGTGCAATGGTTGCTCAACTTAACAAGCAACAAGAGAGATGGACATGAGTATTGAAGCAAAATTAACAGGTGATAACCTAACTATTAATATAGTTGATATATTAAGTAGTCTATCAGGCGAGCAAGAGCAACAACTTATAGAGCAGTTAAGTTGTAGTGATACGATAATAAAACACGTTGCCGACCAGATAATTAACGGATTAACAGATGGTGGCTATGGTGGCTGGACGTCTTGTGATGCGAATGTGTCTACAGCGCTAGATAATGCCACAAGGCTAGTTGCTCAATCAAGTAGCAAGATAGCAGAAAAAGAGATATCAGCATTAGAACGAACACTTAACAGCGCGCAGAAATCACGCGATGAATTTATGACCAAGTATTATGATTTAGTAAATAAGCGCTAAATAACCAACGCATAGCGCATAGCGTTTAAGCCTAATGGCAATAGGAGATAGTATGAGTATTGAGAGCCTTGTTATTAAACACGCCAAGTATGCAGATTTAAAAAGCGACTTAAAGCGTAAGATTGGCGTTGAATTATCTAATCATAAATATAGTGATTTATTTGAAGATGTATTTGACGGTAAAGATAAGCTAAGTAATGAAGATGTAATTTACGGCACTTGCGGTAATCATGCTTATGAAGCGGTAAAGATATTAAATCGTGATGCATATGAATACGAGGCTTACGGGTATGATGAAGTTTTGCATATGTATGGTTGCGAGTCCTGCATCAGAGCAAGAAAGCTTAAAATAGAAATGGGCTTTATTGGCACTAAGTTAGGTCAAATCAGAGGCGCGATTACTAGAGTCGGGCGCAAGTTAACCAACCAGTAACACTATAAAGAGGGTAGAGAGAATGAGTAACTGGATTAATATTGATGATGAGCAACCAACTGAAGAAATCGAGTATTTATGTGTATGTGAAGATGGTTGTTATTGGTTGGGTATGTGGCAACCTCACGATGAAGAATTTGCAATGTTAGGAACTGACCACGAACAAGGCTCGATAGACGTATTGTATTGGCAGGAGTTACCTAAGCAACCATCAAGTGAAATTATAGAGGAAGAGTTCTTATGAGTAACGAAACAGATTTACTATCAGATTTAGAAAAAGAATCAGCAGCAGAGAATGAGGCGGCAGAATTAGAGTTGATAGAATGCCGCGCTAAGGTTGCTAAGATTAATGATGAGTTGAAGGGAGAGCAATGTTAAACATGAAAGCGTTAAGAAGAATTAAACCTTTAGGCTGTGTTGATGATTATACATCGGGCGATGTAATAGGGTGTACAAGAGTTGAAGATGGCGATAGATTCCTAGCTAGTATATTACTAGCAATTAAAGACAAGCCTATGTCAATACCTCAGTTATCAAAGGTAACCGGTAGAAGTCGAGCAGCTATAGCAAGAAGATTGACTACGCAGAAAGACAAAGGCGTTGTGATTATTGAAACAGTTAAATTACAACACTCTCAAAGGCCAGTAGGTTTTTACAGTATAGCTAAGGATGTAAAATGTTAAACTTTGACTTAATACAAAAGATAAACCCTCCTTTCTTCATTAAGAAAGTGGAGCGCAAGTTAACAGTAAAGAAAGGGCATAAGATGCAGTCATCTAGTAGGGATACAAGGGATAGATTTATTCTAGTCCTTACCTTAGATGCGTGGATTACCTATAAGGACGTTGTGACCTTCACGGGGCTATCAAAAGGAACTATTAGTCGTGCAGCGAGCCACTTACTTGACGAGGGAGTTATTATTAAAGAAACCATATGGGAAGGTAGACTCAAAAGCACTTCCTATAAATTGAAAGGGGTTTAGATTGACTTGTCACTGGTCGGAGCAGTGAATCAAGGTTTATAGGTTATAGTTAGTTTGAATTTAATTAATGGAGAGAATGATTATGAATGTATTGAGTTTATTTGATGGTATGCGGTGCGGTGCTTACTGCCTACAACAAGCAGGCATTAAGGTTAATAAGTATTACGCATCAGATATAAATAAGTACGCTATACAGGTGGCAGATGATAACTTCCCCAAGGCAATTAACTTAGGTGATATTAATAACTGGCGAGAGTGGCTTATTGATTGGGCAAGCATTGATTTAATTATGGCTGGTTTTCCTTGTCAGGCATGGTCTTTTTCTGGAGATCAAGGCGGACTAGATGACCCGAGAGGCGCTCTTGTTTTAGTGTTGATAGAGATATTCGAGCATGTAAAGTCATTAAACCCTGGTGTAAAATTCTTTTTTGAAAACGTCTTTATGAAAGCTAAGTATGAAAACTTCATAAATGAACTGTTTGGGGTTAAGCCTCACAAGATAGAAAGCAACCAGATAGCCCCTGTCGATAGGAAGCGTAACTACTGGACTAACATTGAGTTCGAAGAAATAACACCTGTCAAATCATCGTTTGGAGATATAAGGGAATGGAATGCTGCAGATAATTTTTATTACTCAGAAGCGGCTTTTAACTGGTTATCTAATCACGCAAAAAGGAAAGGCAAGGATTTAAAGGTATTTACTAACTCAGGTAAAATGCAAATGCTTGAAGCTACAATGTATAAGAAGTATTCCTCACAAAGGTTTTTTGGTGTACTTGATCACAAAGGAATTAGATACCCTACAGTAGTTGAATGTGAAAGATGCCACGGCCTACCAGATGGTTACACGAAATCAGTTAGCAATACTCAGGCTTATGAAATGATAGGTAACGGGTGGGAATGTAGGACAGTCACTCATATTTTTAAGGGTTTATTATGACTACCACCAGTAAGGCAATACGCGAACTATTAGAGCGAAAAGGCGTTACCCCTACTGGTGACGCTAAAAAAGATATGGCAGCAGCTAAGAAGCTAAAACCAGATTATAAAGAGTATTTAAAAGGGTTTTGCAAGTGAAAGACCTACAATATAAAACCGGTAATGGCGACTACATCAAGCAAGAGTTATCAAAGCTTGATGATAGTAAGTCATGGCGGTTAGTGGTAACACCTTGGAAGGAGAAGCGAGGGCTAAGTGCTAACGCTCAACAACACCGGTGGTACTCTGACATAGCAAACCATTATGGCGACCGTACAGCGTTAGAGGTTAAAAGTTTCTGCAAGGATGCAATAGGGTTGCCGATACTGTTAAATAGCGTTAATCATGGTGATAAGCTCGAATTCCTACTGTGTAAGCTTGATTACTATCGTCACAGCCACGAAAGCAGAATGAAGTTAATACAGTGCCTGGAGGTTACAAGCTTATTTAATACCGCTGAATCGAAACAGTATATGGAGCAGATGATTTATTACTATAATGATTTGGGTGTAATGATTAAATTTAAGGATTAATGATGAAAATATATCAAGAGGCATTATGTTGGGTAGGGTGTAGAATTATTGTAGCTCTACTTATAGCGGCTAGTATTTCTTATTCTATGATGTGGGTGTATTGATATGGCGATGAAACAAGCGAATGCTGCACAAAAGCAGTGGATGAAAGATATAGTTGAATGGGCAGAAAATAACATACAAATACTTTACGGTGATGAATGGTCAAACAAGCCTATTCAGCTTCACCACGTGCTAGGCAGGAGCGCTAAACACAACAAGGTGGCGATAGGGCATTATTTTATTTTGCCTGTTCCGTTTGAGTTGCATGATGTTAGTAGCAATCATCCTGACAATGTAACTCATTTCAAAAATAATTTTACAAAAAGGTATTTTAGGCAAAGTTATTTGTTTATTAAGATGCTTAATAGTATGGAAGATTATGGTTACGAAACACCAAACCCTGATGTGATAACTGCAATTATGGATACAAGAGTATGAGTAAAATAATTATTGGTATTGACCCAGATAGTAAAAAGCATGGCGTGGCAGTCTACAAGGATAAAAAAATAACTGAGCTAGACTGCTTTGAGCTTTTTGATATTCACAATCTATTGTTTGAGATGAGTACAGAAGAAAGGCTAACTGTTGAGTTTCATGTTGAAGATGTTTGCGCTAATAACGCCATATTCAGAAAGGGAAATAATGTCAGCGTTCAACAGTCCATAGCCAGACGTCTAGGCATGGTTCAGCAGTCACAGGTTGAGTTGGAGAGGTTGGCTGAGTGGTGGGAGTTACCAGTTGTTAAGCATAAAATATCTAAGATGTGGAAAAAGGACAAGGCGCAATTTGAAAAGGTTACAGGGTGGAAAGGTCGCAGCAATGAAGACACTAGAAGTGCGGCTTACTTTGGCTGGCTAGGATGCTCAAAATGAAATACTTATTGATCATCCTATTAATTGGCTGTAGTGCGATACCTGAAGATACTCAGATGTTACATAAGGCGCTGAGTAATTTCACTTATAAAGCAGATAGCCACGAAGGTTTATGGAATAGGTTTGATAGTATCGATAAGCCTTTTGCGGGTGACTGTGAAGATTTCGCTTTTACTCTGCAACTTCAAATAGGCGGCAAGGTGATGTACACGAAACGATGGTACGGACCACACGCTGTATTATTAAAAGATGGCTTGGTTTACGATAATGAGATTAATTGGCCCGTTGCTACAGGTGATTATGGTAGCGAGTTACTGTATGAGATGGTTTATAGCAAAAAGCCTTACTGACTAGGTAAGGCTTTACCTTTTATGCTGATATTGTTAACCAAGTTGCATTATCATTAGGATCTAATATCATTGTGGTTGTGCCGTTATGACTAATGAATATATCAATAGTATCACCGGCAACTACATCAATAGAAGCTGACACAGCAACTTCAGGCTCAGAAAATCTACTACCTGCAACACTAGCCCCGCCTGCTACTGCTGTTGCAATATCTATTAGAGTGCTACCTCTAACAACTGCGGTTGTATTTTTTCGTATATCAAGTAGTAGCTTAGTAATATCATAAGCAAAACCAAGGTCGTTAATCATTACACTAGCATTTACGGTTAATGTTCCTGTCCTTGATGCTGTAAACAGTCCTGCATCGTCATACTCTCCGAGCCTGTCCTCTGCTGTAGTGGCAAATGCAACAACAGCGCCGGCACTTGTTACGCCGCCTTGTGTTGTGGTCCTACGGCTTCTAACATAAGTTTTATTGTCAGCAGCGAACCATGCGCCATCGTCAAAGCCTAAGTTCGGTTTTTGAATGGCAATATCTACAGCTTGGCCAGGGTTATTATTGGCAACTTTAATAACTAATTGGATTTCTTCGGCAACAGTATCGAACTTGATAAAGTCATCAAGGCTATATTCTGTCATGACATTGGTTAACGGGAATGTTAATGTTTTAGTGCCGTTAGCGATTGGAGCGCCTAACCTGCGATAAACGATATCAATAATTAAATCTTGATCGTCTAATGTGCCGCTAACCCTTCCAGCAAATACTGATCCAAAAATAGGTAGTGAAGTTTTACTAGTTGGTAGTGTTGCTATTTGACTAAGTTGAGTCGTACCACTACCAGCACCTCCGCCAATTTCAAACACGAACTGACCAGCAATATTCGCACCATCAACACGACTTGTAGCGCCAACTGTACCGGCAGCAAACACCCATGAAGCGGTTAAATCATCGTTAAAGCCTGAGCCTGATAGTAAATTACTATTCTTAATTTTAAACGCTGATATTTCTTCTGGAGCTTCACCGCCTAAAAATTCGTTTCTAACTGTGTTTGTGTTGTAACGCTGTAACGCATCGCTAACAGTTAATATATCAACGTTTTCAGATTGACAGTAATCAATGTGCGAATTTAAACGGGCGGTTGTTAATGGCACTGAGCCAAAAACACCATCAACTTCATGAGCATAAACCACGCCTAATGTGTTGTTAGCTTTACAGTAATCAACAAAAGCATTAAATAACACATCACTAGTTAAATTTTCTTCTAATGATACACGTCTAAGATCATAAGCGTCATTGCCGTTGTTCGGTGTGGCAACTGCTGGATCAGAAGTGTTTGAACCAATGTGAGCGCCGCTGTAAATCTCGCCAACTTTCGGTAAGAATTTGCTATCTAAAGTGCTTGAAGGTGCAACAAACTGTTTAACCTTTAAGCCTACAGCATTAAGATAATTGAAAGATTGTTGCAATTCTTCCTCGCCAACAGCTAAATCTAAACCAGAGTTGAAAACTGTAGAGATATAGTAACCGTGAGAAATAGCTTCCCAGCCTGAATCTTGAGCAAATAACCAATCAGCTAAGCTGGCCGTTGCAGCATCCCATGGCTCACGAACAATTAAGCGATCTGCAATTAATGCCATGTTAGCCACTTCGCCTTGAGCCTGAAACACTGGCAAGCCGTTATCAAAAACTGTCCTTTTATTATCATCAAAGATAAATACAATTGCGCCATTCTCGCCACGATGTAAGCGCTCGTTATCAGATTCAAGAACGTTTATATATTCTGAGTTTTCTTTTTGCTTGTAAGAATTTGCTGGCACACTTGAAGATTGAATTATATTGTCGTTATTCGGTGTTACACCTGAAGTAAGTACAACGGTAAATAACCCTCGATCTAATGCACGAATGACTTTTTTAACAGGAAAGTCTATTGCTGCTGCTGTCATTTCTGTGACAGTTTCAAAATCATAAATTTGTGACAGGTCGTTTATTAAAATAGGTGCTGTTGGTATCTCTGCAACTTCTACCTTTTCAAGCTTTACCTCGTCACCAATACCCTCGCTAATTATTATGTCGTATATGTTATCAGCAGCCTTAAATGAATAATTACCATTTGAGTCTGCCGTTAATGGATTTGCTGTTGCAATATCATCTACATCAAAGAGAGTTGCTAGCGCTTGCGTTGAGTTAATTCTCACAGTGACTAATGCACCACTGGCTGAATTTCCTGTGATTCCATCGTCAAACTTTAATATCGCTGTACCGTGGTATGCTTTCATTTTAAAACCTTATTGTTACGGGTGTGATCCATTGCCGTTGATGTATCTTGTTGGCGTATCGCCGAAAAATGTTACTGTTGCGCCTGAATCAACAACGCCTTTACCTGCTAATGCTGCTACTGTATCCTGACCCCAATCACCACCAGCCTCAGCCGGTGCACTTTGAGGTATGTCGTTTGTCGCACCACCGTTGCCGATTATATCACCGTTTGCAGCGGCACCACCAATAACGCCAGGGCGTGATGGTAAATCAGAATCAGCAGCGCCGCCTGAAGGAGCAATACCACCAGCACGACCAGCACCACCACCACCTGAATTACCACCGTAACCTGTAGCATCATCAGTACCCGTTGAAGGTGAAGTATTACCACCACCACCAGCGCCAGGGGCGCGAATGTATCCGTCTGCAACTGGATAAGCTACTGAGGGAGTTGCACCGCTAAAATAAATGTCTGTATCCACATTTTGAGCATCGTAAACAATACCACCGTCACCGGCATTATTAGAAAATCCACCGACCCATATATTTGATTCTGCCTCATAGAATATTCCCTCACCTTTACCGCCTCTACCGCCTTGCGCTTGACCGTCAAAACCATCAGCAAGGATTAATATTATTTTTGAGCCGACAGGGAATGAACCGGCACGAAAACCAGTAAGCCCAAATGAATAAGCAGTTAACACAAAGGTAATAGTTACCGCTTGCGATGGTGCGCCAGCAAGTATATACAAGCTAGATTCACTTAACGGAGAGTCTAAAACTATCTCTGTACCATCCTCAAAAGCTGCCTCGTAAGTCATAGCGCTAACTTTATACATTCGCCCGTCTTTAGTGTATTTAGGGTTTATTTTTGTTATTTGCGCCCTAACGTTGCTAGATGTTGAGCCGTCAGCAGCTTGATCGATAGTTGCACGCATATCAACAACGTCACCAGCTTTAAAGGTGAGGTGTCGCTCGTCAGTATCAAAGGTTCGAACGAATGGCGTAAACTTAAACCGGCTAACATATCTTTGTACTAATAAATCAGCAGCATCAGAGCCTATTAATTGATTATTTTCGAATAGCTTATCTTTATGCTTAGAGAATAGTTGCGGGCCAATAATAGAGCTATCGCTAAACTGAGCGCCTTTTTTATAACTCGCCACACTATCATCGTCAGTTAGGTTTCTTTTATCATAGATAACAAGCGCTCTTGAAGCTCTTAACGACTCTTGAGGCTTTTTATTAACCGTGTAGGCGTTAATCTCCTTACCCTCAACAAGTGTAGCTGTTGATTGTTTCCATACACTAATAGCTGATAGTTTTGCTAGGTTCTCAGTAGTTGAAAACCATAAATCCATAAGAAAGCCTGTTAGGATATTTTTTAATACTTCATTAACGTCCTTTGATTCGCTATGCAACGTGTTTATTTTATCATTGGCGTGCCACTCTGCCACCTCTGCCGACCATTCGGCAGCAGGTATTAATAGTGGATCGAAATCAGAATCAACTAATACCCGAGTTAATAACGAATCAATAGTTTCATCATCTGATAATTCACATAAAAACACTTCATCACCAGCGCTATGATCGTCTTTTGCTGTCTTGGTTAATAGCTCACCTGATACTGGCGCTAAAATATCACTACCTCTAGCGGCAACAGTTAAAGAAGCAGTTGGAAGTAAGTTATCAGTAACACCGGTAACTTCCATGAATTCATCGCCTGACCTTACAGCAAAAACACTCGAGTAATCTGTATCGCCATCAACAGGGATAGAGGTAACTGTATCGTCAATATCCTGACGCAAAAAACTTTGCGTTGGTATTGGCCATGTTTTCTCACCTAAGTTAGCAAGTGATAAGACATCTTTACAGGATAGCGACCAGGTGCCTTTACTGCTTGTGGTTAGTGTATCAGCAATATAATGACGAGTTTGTGCGCCATTAACTAAATCAACAGAGCCATCAGCTTGCACTCTATACAACTTTAGTCGTACAGGTTTATTTTCAAATATCTGTCTTGCTGATAGCTTGCCAAAGAAAGTACCTTGATTTTTAACTAAAGCGGTCACACCTGGTGCGTCAGGGTTTGGATCTTGTTTTTCGTTATCAGTAAAAACTATCTTTAATGATCCTCTACCTGACAGCCCATCACCTGGCTTTAATTCTGTAGCAGTCTCAGCTATTGACTTGATAACCCTCCAAGGGCTACCTGGTAATATAATCGAGCAATTTTCATTAGTGAATTTATAAGTTTTCCATTCATTGGTCCAAGCTTGATCACAAGTTAAAGGAGTTCCAAACCCATCGTTACCACCGATAGTACATGCGCCAGTAATCACAGGAAGGTCTATTTCTAGTACCTCAAAATGCTCTTGCATTCTAATATTTTGTGTAGCTTCAAAAGATGCCATTCTATAACCCGTTGTAAGCTGTGAATTTTAAAGTGATAGCATTTAACTGTCTAGTTTGCGGGTGTGCTGATACTCCATGCTTTGGATCGTAACAAATGTAAGTAGACTGTGGCTTATCTTGCTGTTCCTTTATAAAAAAAGGCTGCTCAAAACTAAAGTCTATAAATGTTTGCCATAAGCCCTCGCTAAATGTAGCTAATTCGTTAGGCAATGAAAGAGAGCCTTTTAACGCTTTTGCTTTTCTTGTGCCTGATATTGGACCTACTTGTAAATTAGTAGTTGTGCGTTGTGTAGTGTGTCTATTTTGCCATAAACGCTTGTAACCTGACTGCTCACCTGTGGCAATGGTTAAGTGCTGCCCTGCCGCTATAAAGCTTACAGTTGCCTGATAAGTTACAGGTACAGTAATAAATTTAACTATCAAGTCTTGGAATGCTTGAGCAGGAAACGTAAACATAACATTATGATTGCGAGTTAATACCACGCTATCGATCAAGGTTGTATCGTTGTATAGCTCAATTGTTGCTTGTGCCGGTGTTGCTGCGTTATGGCCTGAAATACCAACATAACTAATATTTGTTTGTGCGCCATAGCTAACAGTGAAATTTGCAACACTAGAGCCGCAGGTGTAATTAAGCGAGTGGTCAGGGTCGGATATATTAGCAGCAATCTCTCCTATCCCTGTATCAGTTATTACTGGCGTTTGATCAACAAGCACATTACTAGTAGATATTGATAACCCGTTAGCAATGGTTTGACTTGCGACATTAGTTATAATTGTCATTAAGTGCGCCCTTCTACTTGTGCTTTATTTAGTGCTGCGGCTATAGCGTCAATTAAATCATCACCTGAGTCAGTGCCGAAGTTGATAGTATTTGTTTGAGAGCCGCCCGCTTCAGAATCAGTAAACTCAAGACCCGTTGTTTCTTGCTGGAAATCAGGTTGCGATGCTACAGGAGGAGCGCCAGAGCCGCCGCCAGATGCGCCAGTTGATATGGAGCCGCCACCTTTGCTTGCTCCTAATGCGTTAGCTAAATTTAAAGCCCCAGTTGCAGCAATAATACCTACATTCACATAATCGTAAGGACTAATTGATAAGCTCTTCGATATACCTACAGCGGTATCTGCAATTATCAAACCTGCTGCGACTGCTTTGTTATCACCAAGTAACGACTCATTTAAAGCCTTACCTAACCCTATGGCGGCCTCTTGGTTATTTAGCTTTTGTAGCTCCATGTTTTTTTTGTCTTTTAACTCGTCCTTGTTATCCTTTTTTGCCTGTTTAACTCGTTTTTTTTCTGCCCTCGCCGCTGCATCTGCAACCCTAGCATCTGATGCTTCAGTAATTTCAAATAACGCGTCTACATATTCATTTTCTAACTGTAGTTTTAGCTCATTGTTTTCGCCAATCATCTCAAGCTCGCGCTCAAATTTCTCAGTTAGTAACTCTTCTTCGCTTTTGAATCTATCTTTTATTGCCTGTATTGCGCTTGCATTATCGTCAGCTGATTTAACCGAGCCAGGTATGACTTCACCGGCTCCACCACCAGCGCCATCGCTTGAGTCCTCACCAATTCCGAACCTGCTTTTTGCTAAATCCTCTTGCAGTTGCGCCCTTTCTTTTAGTAGCGCATTAACTTTTTCTGCACCTTCTGCTTGTTGCTGCTGAAATCCTGCCTCACTACTTATTGCCCTATTAAACCAGTTATCAAGATGTTCGTAATTTTCTTGAATCTGTTCTATTTCTTCTGCTATATCAGCTAATCGTTTTGTTTTCTGCGCCTCAGTACCTTCGTTTAACGCTGCAAAAAAGAATGCTGCTGCCTCTGCTGCTTTTATAAATGATTCGCCAAGACTTAATAGTGTTTGCTCGCCAAGACTTTTAAGTGCTGCTGCCGCTATATCCGTACTTGTGCCCATACGGATAAATAAATCTATATCTTCATCGCTAAGGGGGATTGTTACTCTTGCCGCTGCATCGCTTAGCTTGTTAAGTTCTGCGCCGCTATCTGCGAGTAAAGGTATTAATTTTGTTGTATCTGATGCCATGCCCTCAAGAGCGTGTGACATTTGAACGGCTGATACATTAGCATCTTCCATTCGGCTAACCATCTCTTGAAGTATTGCAGGGCCAGACATTTTAGAGAATTCAACAGCAACTTCGCGCGCTTCTTTCTTTGTGAGCTTCATAGCGTCAACAAAGTCCATGAAGCCGCCACCGCCTGTGTTTAGGAAGTCGCCTATTTTCTCTCGCGTGTCTTTTGATATATCGCCAAGCTGCTCAATACCTATTCCTACAGTTGCCGTTGCATGAGCCATTAATTGCAACTCTTCAACCGCTACACCTGATAGGTTAGCCGCTATTTTGATCTCTTTGGAGTATTCACCGACAGCCTTTGAAAGTGCTATCATTGTGATTGTTGCGGTTGTTGCGGCAGCGCCAACAGCTAAGACGCCCTTACCAACTAAACCGGCAGCGCCTGACATGCTTCTAAATGATGAGTCTGTAGACTTTGCTTTTCTGCCTAAGTCATCAAAGCCATCACCAGTTTTAGAGAGCTTGGCGTCGAGTTTTTTTGTTTTAGCGTCTAACTCGACAACTAACGATCTTGTAGCCATTTTTTTGACGCCCCGTTTAATATTCTTTTGTAGTTAAGCATTACAGACAAATCACTAACTGAACTTTTTGTGTTTATTAGCTTGTGTATCTCAACAAAATCAAGCTTCCATGCTTGCTCTGGCTGTATATTTAATTCTGTAACTGATATTCGCCACCATTGCCAATAATCAAACGGCACTGGGCCTACCTCGGACTCGAAGCACCCGAGGTATCCGGCTTTTTTATATGGGTATTATCCGAAAAGTAGTCATTGATTTGCAATGCAGTTGCAAGCATGACCATAGGCCAAGGCTCGCTCATATCATCGTCTTTTGTGTTCTCAAACCAACCAACTCTATAGGTAGCGTCCTCAATTTCAGCTAGAGGTATACTATCCGAACCCGCATCAATTACAGCGTGCAATGCTTTACATGCAATATCTCTAGTGTATAACTCAGAAAATGAAACCAGCCTTTCAGCTAACCCCATTTCATTAGTCTTTGAGCAATGGGCAATGTATTTCATAAAAACAGTTTGTAAATCTAAACCTGTTTGATCATAAAATACTTTACACGCATTCAAGGATATCTTGAACTTATATTCCTCATAGCATAACTTAATCATTAAATGTCTGCCGCTGCAACTATGGTCACAACGCCGCTAGAGTTAAATGATAGAGTGGTTGCTACTTTTGCACCCATAGGTATTGCGTCGCTAAGACCTGTAGGCACAAACAAACCAGAAAATGACTCATCGGTCACATCACCAGAGCCTACATAAGTTAAAGTGTAAGTGTCTTGCGTACCAGTAAAGGCATCGCCGCGAACCTTTCTGAATTGTGCATCGCTATTGTATGTAAGTTCACCAGAAAATATATGTTGTTTAGTGGCTAATTCACCATCAAGATACACGACATTATCACCTGTTGATTTGTTGCCAATCTCGATTGGAGTTCCGCCAAAAGTATGAGTAAAATCACCTTGTCCAACAACCTCTCCAGTAGTGTTGTTTAAAACTATCGCTGTGCCGTTAAGTTCGCCTGACATAATATACGCCTTTTAGTTGTTTAATTATTGTAATATTAACACGTTTTAAGCTCGCGTTAAATCAGTCCAGAAATTGATAGTGAAATCGGTAGTATACCAGCCATTGATATTATTCCGCTTATTAACCGCGATGTTTTGAATGTTTATAACCTGTGTGCCTGCTGTGAATTGTTTAGCGTGAGGATATGCAGCGTTGAGCGTATCAACTAAATCATACATAGCTTTTACACTAGTGCCAGATTTAACCCTGCTAGTTATCTGCAAGAACCCGTCAACATCATCAAGCCCTGTTTTTGTAACAGTGTTTTGCTCGTCGTATAAAATATCAATCTTTATAAAATGATCCCCACCATCTACTTCAGGGTTAAAGTCGCTATTCTCATAAGCTACCGGTAAGCCTAGAGCTAAATCAATAACTGATTGAGTTAACGCCTTGTGAATACTCAAGTAGCTCATTATATAGTCACCATAAATGTTTTTATATTAGTATTCTAACACAGTTGTGATATATTGGTAATGCACCTAGGCTTAGCGGCTGAATACCTGAACTCGTAACTGGTTGGTGCAAAACTTCATTTACGAGCAATTACTACGAGGTAATTATGAAATCCACACCAAAAGACATGATCGCGGGAACTGTACACAAAACTAACAACTATGGTGATTTACGTATTGTCGATTACGCTAAAAAAAACAATGTTACTGTTCAGTTTATTAAGACCAAATACTCCACAATCGCAACATCTGATAACATAAGGAAGGGTGGCGTAAAAGACTTAACCATTCCGTCATCTTGCGGTGTCGGATTTATTGGCGAGGGTAACTATAAGCCATCAGTTAACGGCATTAAAACCAAGGCGTATAGTATTTGGTCCGCAATGATAACGAGGTGCTACTCGATAGAGCTACACGAAAGACGCCCTTCATACATCGACTGCACCGTATGCGATGAGTGGCACAACTTTCAAAACTTTGCTTGTTGGTTTGATGAAAACTACATTAACGGCCAACACTTAGATAAAGATATAAAAATAGATGGTAACAGGGTGTATTCACCAAGCACCTGCCTATTTGTAAGCAAGACAGATAATTCAATAAAGGCGGCGGCTAAACACTATAAGTTTATCGGCCCTAATGGTGATTCTGTTGAAGTTTATAATCTTGCTGAGTTTAGCAGGAAAAACAACCTAAACATAAGGGATATGTATAGAGTTAGTAGCGGAGAAAGCGAACACCACCAAGGCTGGAGTAGATCCACCTAAATATGCCATTACGCTACCTTAAATGCTTTCTTTAATGCTCTACCCCAGCCTAGCAAGGATATTCTAACGAAGCCTTGAGGCGCCTGGGTTGAAAATCCACCCGCTGTTTTAGGTCCTTCACCATAACCACCGAACTCTAATGTTTCTATGTAGGGTAAATTGTTATACATAAATACTTTATTAGTCAGTAAGTCTTGCGGCAAATTCCTATCAATGTATTGCGGGCCACGTCTACGATTTACCGCGCTAACTTCACTACCTGCACTCAAACCAATAAACCAATTGCTTCGCGCCCTACCGCTATCAACAGGGGTCATTCTGATAATTTTACCCCAAGTCTTTATCAGTGCAACACGCAACGCTGTGTTAGCTCTCGCTTTAACCTCAACGCTGGTACTGTCTAAGGCTTTTGATAGCTCATCACTTAGGCTGCTCATACTTACTAATTTAGCCACGACATATAACCTTCCATAACTGGGCAATACCGGCATGGTTCAACTCATCTATATCAACGATAGTATGATCAACACCTGCAAATGTGATTAAATCCGTATAAACGGGAGTGACTTCCTTGTCGAGCAGAATCATTTTATCGTTAGCTTTTATTCGTGTACCGTCAATTAATCGACTATCTAGCTTAGTTACTACGCCGGTAGCGGGTAATATATTAGCAACCTCGCCGGTAGTTTCACCAGCAACAGGGTCAAATGTACCGCCTGATTTACGGGTGATAGTTATATAGACTTCATCTCCTAATGATTTCATTAGCTCTGTTGCTACTTCCGATAAATCTAAGCTCATTATGTTCTAACCAGTTTATTAGTATCTTCGAGTAATGGCTCAAGGTAAGCATTAACGCGCTGCAAATTGACATTGCTACGCTTGCCGCCTTTAAAGTATTCTCGCTCTAAAATATCAACCTTTTCGCGTTGTACGTTCGTTGTTTCGATATTACTTAATAGAGTGCCGCTAGTGTTATATGCTGCTGCCTCCATTTGTGAATTCTTAACATAATCATGAATAACATCAGAGTTAACAGCGTAACCAAATAAGTAAACACCAACACGAGGAAACATTACCGATTGAGTACTTGATACTCTGCGACCTTGCAGGCAATCCTCTTGCGATAGGATATAATCCATACCCGCAAGCAAATCAATTTTCCTTGCTGCTGCATCTACGCCAATAGTTAAACCCTTAAGCGTTGCATAGGTCGTATATTCTAAATCAGTAACAAAGCTGTTTGAGTTCGCTACCTGTGTGCCATCTTCAATTATTAACATAACTATTCCTGTAACTCATGCCCCTGGGCTATCATTCTAAATCTAGTCAAGCCAGATAAGTCATCTTGTATTACGACTTGTAACTCTTCACTTAAAGAGCCGTCTAAGCGAATTACCACACCATGCTTTGATTGCCCACCCCATGTCAGTCTCGCTGTAAACCCTCTTATTGAGCCACCTTGCTTTGGCAGTAAAAAGGAATGATCGAAACACTGATTTATAATATCTCCATTACCTTTAAAGTTGAAAATATTCCTAAACGTTCCATCGCCGTTTTTTATTCTGAGAACACATCCATTAAGTAACTTTGCAGACCCGCCGAATGTTGTAAAATCCATGTCTGAGTCATCTTGAATCTCAAAAGTAACCCTTACCATGTCGCCTTTTTGTGTTGGTAAAGGAAGTATAGAAAATACTTGAGGTGTTATCGCGCCATTAACGCCCATCTCTCTACTTGATACGACTACTGCATCAGTAGTTAAATATGGAAAGTTAACAGGTTGATCTAGTGTGATAACATTTACATTTACATTGGTTATTTCTGATTGCAAAAACGTACCAGTGGCAATCTGTGCTATTTCCAATATATCACCAACTATAGCGTTGTGACCAACAACAAGAGTTACATCTCGACTACCCAATACAGCATCAATAGCTAGAGTTGCGGCGTTCCTTTCTTGGAGTAAAGGAACAGACAGAGGGAAGGACGTTTGATCTTGCATGAATATCTTTAATGCTGAATTGCCCCTGCCACTGGTTTCTATTAAATAATCTGGCAAGCCTTCTTTGTCGTGCTGAGTGCTTTCGGTCATTGTCTAATACCTGCGTTAACATCTGGATTAGTGGCATTGATTAGTCTTAATCTAACTTTTTCGCCGCTTACTAAGTATCGAATTAATCTACCAGGCTTAGTTAGTTGATCAACAGTAAACCAATCATCACCCAAACCGTTAGGCAATGACTCCAGCGATAAACAGCCATTTCCAAAATCACCTACGGCATAAAACATGTACTGATTAGAAACGGGAACGTTCCAAGACTCACTACTACCATCAACGGCAAAGTTATGATCAATGCTTAGAACGCCCATATATTATTCTTCCGCTTCTTTGGCTTCTGCTTTTAATTCTTTCAAAGCGTTAGCACTAAGTTTGGTAATCTTCTTGGCTTTCACTAATGATTCAAAATCTTTCTCGTCACCACTAGCAACTAACTCTTCGCCAGTTTGTTCAAAGTGAAGCCCGAAGTATGAACCTGTACCAGCGTAATATGGATCATCGCCAGCATGGTTTTTTTGTTTAAGTTTGAAGTGTGCTACTTTTGATTCAGTCATTCTGCTTTATCCATTGATTAATATTATAAAAGCGACTCAATGAATCGCTTCTAAATACCAACTAATTTCTAGTTGTTGATTGAAGGTAAACGAGCAAGGCCACGGCGGTTAAAGTTTACAAAGTTACTGTAAGACTTAACACGTGCAATCTCTTCGTCTTTCGCTTCAGCAAGACCAACCATAGAAACGTCAATACCAATCGGAGTACCGTCAGGGTAAATCATCGCTTGACCAATTTTGCTTGAGCCATCATCAAAACAACCAGCGTAGATAGATGTTAACGCGCCACCTGTTAAGGCTGCACCGTTGGCAGTTTCAGCAATTGACAAGTAATCGTTTTGGAACATTGGAATGCCGTTATAAACATCAATATTACGTGTACGACCATTACCCATATCGAATGCCATCGTTTCATTAACGCCACCTAAAGCACGAACAAGTGTGCGATATGAACGTAACGTACGGCTAGGTAATTCGATGTAATCAACTTCGCCATCTTTAGCCTTAACCAAATCTAGTAATTCATCTAGCAATTCAAAGCTTAATGCCTGACCTGCTGAAGCGCTGGTATATTGAGTTGCATCAACCAAAGTATGAAGCGAATTCATATTAGCGCCTGTACCGTCACCAGTTGCACGACCTGTTTGCAGTAAGCGACCTACTGATTTAGCTTTAGAGCTAATCTCAACAGCCATTTGGTCAACACCACCAGATGCAGAGGTAGCTTTAACCAAGCCGTTTAATTCAGCATCACCGATTGTGGTTGTATGTGAATAGCTATCTTGCACGAATGTTGCTGCCGCTTTCGCTGTGATAGTTGAGCCAACAGCTAAATGTTGTGCCGTACCTAAGATGCCTTCACGGTTAACTAGAATTGCTTGACCTGCTGTAGAAGTCCACGGCATTACATTCCAGATAGGTGAGGTTGTAAAGATATCTTCTGCAACACCTGCAACAAGATCGTCTTGGATTAATTTTTTAGCTTCTGCTAAAGTTTGAGTAGTCATGATTTGTACCTTTAATTGTTAAGTTCAAGGCATAAAAAATGCCATGATATTTTTATATCACAGCACTGCTGTATGGAATAAGTTGTTAAAGACTCACCGAGTCAATACATTAATTATACTCCTGTAACTATTTTATTACAACTAAGCCATTCTAGCCGCTAAACCAGACTTGATTTTATCTTGGCTAGACGTACCTTGTTGCATACCACCTTTACTTTCACTGCCGGTAGCTTTGCCGCCGTTACTTTGAATCTTAAATATTTCAGGTTGACTTGCTACGAACTCGCTAACAGTTAAGTTACCATCAGCACCAGCAAGAATACTATCACCATCTTTAGCGACCACTAAGCCGTTATCAATACTAAACTTAGATTTGATTTGAGCCATTACACCGTCATAAGCATCAGGGTTGATTTTATGAGTGGCAAAAGCTTTAGTTGCTGCGCCTTCGATTTCATACTTCGATACAAGGTTATTATATTGGCCTGTATTACTATTGAGTTGATCGTTTAGATTAGAAATTTGACCTTTATAGTCAGCATGTAAGCTGGCTGTATTTTCTGCAAGTAATGTATCAAACTCACCTTTGTCAATTAATTCTTTGTTGCGCAATTTAAGTTCTTGCGCTTCAAGCTCACGATACTTTTCTAAATTAACACCCTTAAACTGCTCTTGTTGTTTCATCAAGTCAGTGTTAGTGGCTCTGAATTCGTTTAGCTTGGCTTTATCTACAGCTCCATCTACCTGTAACTGATAGCCATCACCAGCTTGAGCGTATAAAGTTTTTTCTACATCGTTTAGTTTATCGAAGTCTTCTGAGCTTAATTTGAAATGTAACATTGTTAATCCTCTGGATTATTGGTGGCTACGCTGTAACCGTTATTGTCAAATAGATTATAGCATGGTGATAATTAATTTAATAATGCCACTTGATATAATGCAAATAGTGAACTAGTATAATGCAAAAGATGATAATTAAAGGGGTTTATAATGATTGATAAGATTTTAGATTTAGAAAAGGATTTACGTTTAAGCGAGGCTTGCCATGCAACATGCTCGCCTTTAGGTCTGCCTAGAAACATGTCAGTGTGTAGGGATGAAGGTTGGTTTGTATTAATGGAAGAAGAGGGTTTTTTAGTTGATGGTAAGTTCTTGTCTATTATCGACATCTTATATAAGACAAAGGACATGAGTTTAACTGTACGAACATTCACGCTTGAGTCTGTTGGTTGCGACTTGAGCCTATTAATTCAAATGGGGTGGTAATGAACAAGCTAACAAGAAAGATTAGAAATAAAGGCTATACGCTTTTAGAGTTCTGCGAGCATATAGGTTATTCGTTGCGGTGGTATCGTGAGCACGCTAATAAAGATAATAAACAGAATGAATTAATTAAAAACGAGGTTGATAATTTAAGGGGTAAGCACGATGGATAGCTGTGAATCATGTAAATACTGGGGTACTGGTGATGATGATGACAACAAGCTTAACGGGAGTTTAAAGCCTTGCACAAAGGTCCGTATGTTTTACGACTGTACTGATTGGAATGATGATGTTGAGTCTGAAAATTATTGCAATAGAGAGTTGATGGATAAGTACAAGGATCATAAAGCATTCGTTCAAGATGGCAGTGATTACAAAGCAACACTGTATGTCATGAGTGATTTTGGCTGTGTTCAATATGAAGGGGGCAAGACCAAGTCATTCGGTGAAGGCATCAATGTTGATGATATCGACTTAGGTGTTAATAGGTTCATTGATAGAGGAGAGTAAAGATGACTGAACTACCAAAAGAGTTAGAAGAAGATTTTAAGCGCATATTTGGAGGTAAGTGATGAGCCTACCTTCTGAGCATTTTTATTTTAGGGTCCCGATAGCATGGGATTCTAACCTATTAGTAAACATTCAGTCAGCGTTAGATGTTGCTGGTTATTTTGTCGAATTGCATGATATATACCCTAGGTGTAACGAGGTGGGTGATTGCTATCTTGCTATTGTTAATTACTATGTGAAATTTGGAGGTGGGTGATGAGTGTATTAATTCCAAAGCTAGGCTACTACAGAAATAACGCTACAGGCGAGGTATTCCTAGTTGATTATGTCTGCTGTGGTCAGAATGAGATTTATGGCGAATGTAATGGCGTAAAGGTAATTAGCGATTACAACACCAAGGATGAGTTTGAGTATTTAGGTTTAACTAAATCTTACCCCATGCAGTAGGGTATTTAGCTTGTAACTGGTCAAGGGTTAGCTCTTGACCTTTATTATTAACAAATTGATCCATCGTTAACCCACCTTTACGGAATAGCTCGGCTTTCTGCTTGCCTAATACATCTACCTGAAAAGCTTTAGTTTGACGCTTTAGCCAATCGTTATAAGTCAAATCAGCGCTTACTTGCCCGTCAATACTTGCGCGTGTGCCGCCCTCTGGTATTTTAGTTAGCTTTTCTGGACCCGTTTTCGTACTTCCTTTAGTTACTTTTACATCTTCTTTGAATAACGGAGCTGTAGTGCTTCGGCAATTCGGGTGTGCAGGTGGCAATGGCCCCTTGTTAACCTTCCATACCATTCCATCACGACTACGGCATATTGGTGATGTGCGACCGTCTAGGGTTGATACCCACTCATAGTAAGGTATTAAATCATCATTATCCTCATAGGTTTTATTACGTGCTACTGAAGAGGTATGACTCAATGCAGTTCTTACCATTGTTTCAGCGCTTGTGCGTGAAGTGTGCAGCGTGCCATTCTTAAAGTTCTGCGCTTTAGTGCCGATAATATCGCGTACTATCTCAGGTGTTGTTTTACCTTCATAAAAACCCATGCTAACGGCATTACTAACGGCTTTTGCTTGTTGGCTAGTAAAGTCTTTCAGATAATCTTTTAGCAGCTTAGTATTAAATGGCCTAGCATTAACGGCGGCTATTAATTGCGCGTCACTAGGTAGTGTAAAGCTAACACCTGAAGCATTTTTGACGGTTTCAGCAACAAAACCAGCTTCGCTAACTGCGAACAATTCTATTTGTTCGGCTATCTCATCAGTGTAAGCTGTGAATTCAGTTGTAATTAAATCCTCAACGAATTTAAGCTTTGCTTCAATGCGTGATTGGCTGGTGACTGTATTAGTCTTTAATAGCTCACCACGCAAACCCTTTGCAACACGGCGCAAGAAAGCCTCGAACTTATTGACGTTGCCGTTCTTGTATTGCTCGATGAAATGCGCGTGTCTGCTGAAATCGTCTTTAATTGCCATTAATGTCTCGCTGGTGACTTGCCGGTACTGTTGGATAAATAACGAGGTGTAGAGATAGTTTTCTTTGCCACCTTGCCACACTCGCAATTAGTCTGCTTAGTATCTCTATCAATATAACGCTCTATAATCGCACCTGTCTCACATTTAAAGTGTAGGTAAATCTTCATTATTCACCACCCAAGTCAAAATCAGGACCAGTATCAATACGGTCCTCTTCATCTTCTGCCGTTACTTTAGGAGGTAATAACTCACCCTTTTCTAATTGATATAAGAAAGAGTTTAAGCTCATACCGCCCGACTGCCAAGTCTGTAACAGTGCAAGTAATGCTTGTGGATCAAGTTTAATATCAATGAAGTCTCGATTGATCTTAAAGTCAGGTTGCGTAAACCCGCCCCATTCACTCATTATTGTTAATAGTTGAAGCATCGTTTGATCAACACTGTTAGCAATTACCGTCAATGTAGCTGTCTCGCTGCTTGCATCAATACGTGCTGTCTCTGCCGCTTTAACACCGCCTGACTCATTGGTCATCATCTTAGCACCAATACTAGCCATAGTGCTTATATCATCATCAACCGCTGTTTTGATTGAGCCTAAGCCTTGCCCGGTAAACTCTAGTAATTCAGCTCGAGCATCAGTATCACCGACTTGATTAGCACTACCAGGACCAACTTTAATTTGTATTTGCTTGCCTTTATCATCAACCATCTCACCAAATAAAAACATGGTAGGCAATGCGGTCCAGTGCAATCCGTGTCGATGGTCAGTAGATAATAAATACTGGTCATGATTCACGTTGGTAAGGTGTAATAAAATTGGGTCAGTGTTTACAATGCCGACTTTACCAACACTAGAGTAAACAAAAGGGATCTCTTTTAATGGTTCGCCACGGTTTGTTGGTATGGTTGGCTCGCCTTGCACCTCAAACTTGCCACCACCTACAGTTTCACGCCAAATACGCTGTATATAATTACCCTCTTCATCAAAGGTTAATTCTAGGTATTCGGTTTTAGTTTCTTGCTCGTATCTGTCCTGCTCATTCTGCACGACATAGCTTTGCGATAGGACAATATAATCTTTACTGAAGTTAATAATGTTTTCGCGGGTATATGGTTTAGCAAATGGCATTTCATCGAATTCAACTAAGTAACCAATACCGCCGGCATATAGTAACTCGGTAATCATATCTCCAACGAACTCATTAACACTTACACCTGTGCCGGTGAAGTTATCAAGCAAGTACTCTGCACCAGTAGGGTTAAATACAGGAGGTCGGCGCATAATTGAGCCTTTGACCGCTTTAGCGGTTGGTGACACAGCAGGGATTAAATAGCCGCGAGTTTTATAGCTATCGTAATCATCCTTAGATTGACCACCAAGCTTAGGTAAGTACTTTTCACCAGCACCCTTTACAGCATCAGAGCCTTCGGCAAAGTCGCGCACTCTGGCAACCTTTTTCATTGCCTCATCATATCCGTTGTATTTCGTATTAATTGGCATTTTAAAATCCTGTAACTTCTAAGCTTGATGTTAACCCTTTACGTATTATAGGGTAATTGTTGTGTATATAGTAGCCTAACGCATCGTTAGGGTGATCGTTGTCATGTGACTTGTCAGGCTCGCCAGCTTTGTTATAAACCTGCTGCTCTAATGAATCGCACGTTTCAGGGCATTCATTTTCATTAATAAAGTATCGCCTATCACCATTCGCATTGCATAACATAGCTTGAACACTTGCTATTCTATCTTTAACAAATGGATTCTTGCTTTTATTCTTAACCTTGAATGCGGCCTTTAATTGGCTGATATCTGTTTCACTGGCATTAGCTGACTTTCTATTTTGCCCACTTGCATCAGGGTATATTGTAACACGATGGTCAGGATACCTTTCTTGTATGGCATCAATCATAGCAGGAGTATCGAGTAAGCCCATTAGCTCACCTACTGCGCTGGTAGTGCCTTCATCTTTAACATGAACGATAGCTGACATTTTGCCAACGTTGAAATCCATACCTATATGCAGATGGTCGTCTTTCTTTATAGTTCGATTGGTATTATTTAGCTTTCTATCATAGCAAGTGTAAATAGTGCCACTTACAAGGTTGGTAAACTTACCGTTAATGTAAGCATCAACTAAATTAGGTGGGTATGTAGCGTAAAGTGATTCAATATAACCTTTTGCTAGGTTCTTGGCATTCTGTTTAGTGGATGCGTGAACAATTCCGTAATAACGCTGTAAATCTTCATCACCTTTTAGCTGCTTGACAAATAAATCATATACCCACCCAAAACCCTCTGGTGTAGTTGTGAAGTCTACAGTGTTTTCCTCTAGTGCCTCGATAACTAAGTCAGCATTAACCTCTTCATCATATAATCTTTGCTCATCAAAGCCAGACGATGATAAACGGGCGATAATCTTTTTCCATGCTGCATCAGCCTTTTCTTTTTTAAGCGTGTCAATCTCATCAATTAAAGCGTGATTAATATCAAAGCCGACTATTCTTGACGGATGCTCCATTGATCTACATTTAACAACAGCATGAACATCACCATAATAACTAAGCGTTACCTCCTTGATTGACACTTTTACATCAGCAGTCATGCCGAACATACCAGCTACATCCTCTATTGTTGCATAAAATATATCTGATATTTGCGGGTAGGTAGGAGCAAAGTAACCTAATTTAATACCCGGGTAACTTAATGCCAGTATACAAAGGCGAACACAACCAAGGTATGTTTTACCGGAGCGATACCCTCCAACGAATGCGCGAAACTGTTTATCCATTGAGTAGAATTCAAACTGAGGCACATTGAGGCTTACACCAACTTCAGAATCAAGAGGCATCTTTAACACCTACGAATATTTTAACCGGCTTAACTTTATCGGCACCTTCATCAACACCTAGCATAGTATTCATAGTTTCTATTGCCCCACGCGCAGCAGTTAGAGACTCTCTACGAGCTGCACCTGTCGAATCATTGTAAACAGCCATACCAGCTTCAGTTATTTGTTTCAACCATGTTAAGCGCTGCTCAACGGTTATTGTGAACTTTTTTTCAGCTATTACAGAGGCTTTCAATTGAAGCTCTTTGATTCTATGGTTTATATGTGGTTTATGAAGTAAACGGTATGCTTGTGCGCTCATTTGTTCTGAGGTTAAGCTTTGGGAGTATTCAGAGTTTCTATAACCCTCAATAGAGTCATTCTTATGAAATACATACGCCTGTGCAAAAGACTCTTCTTTTGAGGTTAGTTTCTTAGCCATTTTATAACCCCGTCATAAATGAGCTAGCACCTTACACTGTAAAGCGCTTTATTTTAAATTATAATGTAACTAGATTGAAGATGAACTCATTAGCGCCAGCATTGATTATTCTAATATTACATGATGGCAGTGTTATTATATCATCATCAACCCCTGTGAACGTTCCATCTTTAAGAGTTTTAAAGGTTCCTGATTTATCTGTTTGTAACTCCATAGCGCCGGTAACATCAAATGAATATGTACCAGGTCCAACCCTTGTTACTTGATTGTTTACTAAAGTTGTCATCTTCTTAACCTCTTATTAAAATTACATTGTACATTAAATTGATTGTTCTTGCTTAGGCTTGAATGCTTCGTGGTTAGCATATAACCATTTGCCTTGTGGAATACTAAGCACACCTAATACAGTGTTAGGCTCTTGATTAGCTAGCCCTGTCATCATAGTACTAAGTTGTTCAGTCGATAGCCCTTCTTGCTCAGGGTCGTTATCAGGATTAAAACCTTTATGGTCAATTCTGTTAACATCACCCTTGTACTCGACTATCTCAGCTTCAGTTAAGCCCTTTAGCGTAACCTTGCCCTCAACGTACTTGGCACCACTAACTAAGAACTCTGAATTTACAGTATACATCACAGCGTAAAAGTATTTCATCATGCTATCTCGATAATTACAGGTAATTGTTTAGGGTCTGGGCTTATGTTATCCCATTGAGTTTTATCGTTAGATAGCTGGAAGTTCTCAGTGTTAGCTAGTGCAACATTAACGCGAGTTGCTGTGTTATTACCTTCCGCTGATAATTCTGCATCAACACCTGGTGCATTGCCTAGTGTGAATGTTGTGGTTACTGGTGTGCCTGAGTTATCTGTAAATTTAGGGTTAGCTAGGATTCCATCTAGATAGGTAGCTATGCTATTAGAGCTACCTAATAAGAAGTTGTTTGCGCCTGTATACGGGACTACAACCTGAGAACCTAGAGATAACGTATCAACTAAAACTTCAAAGCTGGTGCCTGTTAACCTGTATGTTATCGTATGTAGCTTTCCGTCAAAAAGATTACTACCTGCGTGTGCAAACTCTGTTGGAACGCCAGCAATTCTAACTGTTAGGTTGGTTGCATCAACATTAAAGTAATAAGATGTAGCATGTGAATCACCTAGAAGTATTTTAGCTTGATTTGGTCCCGCGAAATCTAGTCTAATCTCAAAATCCCCAGTAAACGCGATAGGGTTAGCTATTACATAGTGACTATTTAGTACTGGGTCTAGTGTTGAGAAGTAGCGAGTTATAGCGCCACTTATAGAGCTAGTAATGCTACGAGTGATAGAGCTTGTTATTGAGCGTGTAATTGTCATTGTTTAGCCTTGTTAGCCTGCGAAATTAAAGTTTAATGCGGTCATAACCAATATTATAAACCCCACTATCAAGGGTATTTTTACTTTATCCCACGTGCCAAACACTAGCTTTAATCGGTTAACCGTTGGGTTTGTTTTTTCCATATGTTTTAAAAATGAGGTGTTCTTTTCGTCCTGATGCTTGTCCTTTTCCTCCCTAACCTTGTTGTCAGTTATTAACTTATCAACAGAGCTGGATAGATGATTGACAGCCTTATTGGTTTCTTTAATGCTTTCATTCGTGTCTTTTTGAGACGAAATAAGCTCAGTTATCAATAAAACTAAATCAGGATTACTCATTTTCTTTCCGGTTAACTTGTTTGTTTGGAACAATTATAACAAATATATGCAATACCGTCACTATAACGAAACTTACCATACAAACCTCTACAATAATCCCCCACACTTCTCCTAATGAGTTTCCACGGAAGTAGTGTAGCAATGAGACATATATGAGTAAGCAGAGTGATATACTCGTAATTAACGTAAATAAACGCCTCATAACCTCCATCAAAGTATGCATGCAAAGTCATTCTCGCATCAAAAAGAACAATGATACCACAAGCAAGGCGAGTTTTTAATTGCGCTTTGTCAATAGTTATAACCCAATAAAGGATTGAGTATACAAATACATATCCAAAATATATCTCGTAACCTGTACGGCTTGAGTATGTATATACGCTAGCAAACAAGTCACATAATAAAAAGGCCGCAATATAGCGACCTTTACGATTAAAAACTAAAGCTAAAATATACAGGAACGTAATTATATTAGTTATACCCACGCTCTGTATATTTACACTATTTAGGGTCAACAGGTGGCGGTGGTGGTGGCTTGATTGGGCTACCCATATTAATACCTCAGTTACTATTCCGGTATCCATAATTATACTACTTTCAGCGTGTCTTTGTGAACACCCTTTTCTTTTTCTCTTGTTCTAGATGCAACCAAGCCAAGCATACCAATAAGAACCTGCATTGTTAAAGTGGTATCAATAACAGGAAAACCCCCTTCATACCCGCACATAGTCGCAATAAATCGCATTATAGGCTCTAAAATAGTAGCGTATAACAAGCCAAATCCACATACCCAGCCGACAAAAGGACGCCAGCCAGCAACAAAAATACTTTTATGACCTGCTTCGACCTTGTTTATTTCCAGTTGACCTCTTAGTGCTTCAACCTTAGCGTTTAACTCTGCCAAGTCGCCTTTTTGATGTAACTCTTCCAGTAATCTAATTTCTCTTGCTTGGTCTACAACATTGGGCCATATCTTTTCTATTAATACTTTACCAACGTCTAGTGCTGCTGTAATTGGATCTAAAGCCATAATTAATGCCTCTCTATTATTAAAGTGTGAGACTCGCCGCCTAGCAAGTGCATTAGCCTAGTGTAAGCTTTTCTACTTGATAACCCCATCCATACACCACCGTTAACACCAAATCCCGATACAGGCATAATACAGCCTTGTGTATCATCGACCATATTACCTTTATGGATAAGTATGTTACTTCGACCTACTACGCTTTTAACTTCATAGCTTGGCCCAAACTTGTTTGAATTGGTCATTTTAATTAGATACTCACCAGCAGGAATACAACTAACGTTCCGCGCATTCTTTAGCCATGGCAATTCAAACGTATGACAGATTAATTCTTTATCATGGTATAGCTTGCCCATTGTACATACGTTGTTACTGAAAGTTATTAATTTTAACTTCATTCTATTACTCTCCTATCCGTTTAAATTAATTATGCTACAAGCAGCCACGGCCCATCAACAACCGGCTTTTTAATATAGTGCCATAAGTGACTATGCTGACCTAAATCAACCTTTCTCAATTCTACCCTTTGAATGTCTTTGTTACATATAGAGCAGGGTATGTTTTGTTTAGCTTTATATTGAAATGCCATGGTTATTCCTTTTTGTCTACTTTGGTGTTGTTGGTTTTAAACCTCTAAAACAGCCAGTAACTCACCGCTAAAACAGCCGCCCTTGTGACCTTTTTTATGCTTAAAGCCACTCGAACACTTATCTTTATCAGTGCCGTTAAACCCTCGCTCACACTCTGTACAATCAACAAAAACATGACCACGACTATCTTTCTCGCTAAACTTTGCTTTTTTCATAATATTCTCCGTTAAGGTTTACTAAGTGAGTTTATGTGTCTACCTTAATATAAGCGCTTTACGCCTGTAGATTCATTGGTGGTTTATAACCGTCAGCCATGCTTTTAATGTCAGTCATGGTGGTTTCTGTAGGTATAACTTCGATTTTCTTTATCCAATTTGGCATCATTGCGTTATATGGCTCAACCATCATATTGTACATACCAACGCACATGGCTTTCTTTAACGGGTCTGTACAGGTTAAAGCCCAACGCTTAGTTTTCTTAATGACAAAATAGAGCTTAAACCTGTTGTAGTTCTTTTTGAAAAATTTCATAACAATTCCTTTTAAGTACAATTCTTTGTAGGCAAAGCCTACTTTTGTGTGATTGGTTCATTGGCTTTTATTATCACTAAGCACAACGCTTTGTTAGGTGATTTATCTGTTACCCTGAAATATTCTGGTGTACCATTCCACTTAGGCATGACGAAACGATGATTATCACCACAAAGCTCACGTAAAACACCATGTCCTATCATTAGTCTAAAACACAAGGCATCATCTTCTAGCGGGTTATACGCTGCCTTATCTGTAATTTTCACAACCTGTTCAGGTGAATACCTACCACTACATATTGTATTGATAAGCTCATTGTAATTTTCAGATAAAACAATCACACCTCTATCGCTTACGAACTCAACACCTTCAATCTCAGCAATTCGTTTACAAATTTCTAAATCTGATAATTCCATAATATGCTCCATAAAAGTTTACCGTAACATTAATAGACACATATACCGCTTACTATGCCTATTAACTCTGGTTATGTTCGTTATTATTTGGTCTAGTTATTGGTGCGCCCTCATCCTTGAAGATGCGCGTTAACTGCTACTGGTTGTTACCGTGAGGCCATCCACCTTGCTGACTTGGTGCTTGTTGCTGCTGACCTTGGTTAGCAAAGCCGCCCTGTTGAGCTGGCGCTTGTTGTTGAGGTGCAAAACCTCCTTGCTGTTGCTGCCCTTGATTAGCTGGTGCGCCACCTTGTTTACCATCCAGCATTTGCATTACACCATTAAAACCTTGTAGCACAATTTCAGTAGTGTATTGATCTTGCCCTTGTTGATTGGTCCATTTACGGGTTTGTAACTTACCCTCAATATAAACCTTTGATCCTTTCTTTAAATACTCGCCAGCTATTTCCGCTAACTTACCGAACATCGACACACGATGCCATTCGGTCTTTTCCTTCTGCTCGCCTGTTTGTTTATCCTTCCAGCTTTCAGAGGTAGCTATTGATATGTTAGCAACTGCCTCACCGCTTGGCATAAATTTAACTTCGGGATCTTGCCCTAAATTGCCAACTAGAATTACTTTGTTAATACCTGCCATTTCTGCTTACCTTCTTTAGTAGTTAATTGTTATTTAGTTAATCGTTCGTAAATTGCCTTTACCATTTCAACATCTGCATGGCAGTATCCGATTACTTTTTGTGGGTATTTTTGCCACTCATCGTAAACCATTGAGCCGTCAATATCTCCTTTGCCTTTTATGCCAAGTATATCGGCTAGATTATCCATGCTTATTGAATTTCCGTACCCAGCCCAAGCGGTTAGTGTGTCATAGCAATTATAGCCATGCTTTGCATCAACCCATTTAACATCGCTTGCGGTAGATACGTTATTTATTACCGACCTCTTCCAGATAAAAGGCAAGTCAAACTTGGTGATATAGTGACCTATAAAATTAGGCTTGCTAATCATTGCTCCATTCTTTGAGCATATTTCGATAATCTGCAAATGAAATTCATCAAGCATTGATTGCTCATCACCATATGAAATCAAATCAAATTCATTGGCGCGATAAACCCCATCGTCATACCAACCGATACAAATACAAGCTATCGGTGCTACATCAGGGTTAAAGCTGGTTTTCTCCCATGCTGCATTAGCTACCTCACCGGCTTTAGTTTCTGCTAACTCTTTTTCCCATCGTGAGATCATATCGTCTTTAGATGTAAATTTAATTTCTTTAGCATCAGTTAACCCTAAATCAGTAGCAGCTTGTGCCTTGGTTAAAGTTGATGGTGCCTTAAAGTTACTCTTAACGCCTTCTAGCATCTGAAGTCGAGTCTCTTCTGGTGCGCGTAGTGTTTCAATATCTATAAATATATTCATTATCCGATCATCCCATTTAGTTTAGTTACTGCGTCACTTGGTAAGTTACCCCATGCCGCAGCTATTGTTGTTTGCCAGTTAGCTTTTACGTATTCAATATCGTTATTATCAATTGCATTCTGTATTTCTAGTGGCGTTACAGGCTTGTTAAATTCATCCTGCATCATCTGTACATATTTATGATCATCAAATAACCCCATAAATACATCAGCGTTAAAGCCAAGCTTGCTAAGTGCCTTTGTCAATGCATCAGTTTCAACTTTCTTTGCAAAATCAGCGTCAGGCTTTGTTCTGGCTCCGTCTTTATATGCGCTAATTGATGAGGTAATTGGAAACTCACCTTTAGGAAAATAAAATACGCCGTGAAAAACAACTATTCCCGTAGCCTCAGCAAGCGCATAATCGAATTTAATCTCTTTAAACCCCCATGCTATACCGTAAGCGCCGAACTGCTCAGTAGCGTTCTTAATTTGTCGCTGTGGAGCTATAGCAGTAATCTTGTTGCCGCGAACGTTTGCGCTTTTAGTGTGGCTAGGGTCGGTTTTCTCAACCTTGTCCCACAAATCTAAATTAGACATTAGGTATTTGCTCCGTTACATGGTCAGCATTTGCGTCAGCTTGGTATTGCTCACCTTTTAATGTGTTTACTTGCAGCTCAAGAACCGCCTTGTACTCACCTATAACCTCAAGCACAACTTCTTTAGTGGTTATATCGTTTCTATCAATTAAAGCCTCTATTGCTTCTATAGCACTTAACTTGCTTTCGTTATCGCTGATTAAAATGTCGTTCATAACCCCCTCCTTAATTAGTCGCTAGTATTGGCTTAGTCATTTTGTTCTGAGTGGTTGACGGGATGACGCTAGCTGCCTGCTTAACCACTCGATGTAGAAATATTAGCACAACGATTCTACAACGCAAGTATTTATTTTAACTTTTATTGTTTTTTATTTGCACTTTACATTTACCTATATAAGCGCTAGTATTTAATCAACTTAAACAAACGAGCATATAAAATGACAATTAACGATTTACTAATGAAGCCTTACTACCGCCACAACCAATCTTTACTAGCTAAAGAACTGGGTGTTAGCCGTGGCACCGTAAGAAAGTATATGAGTGACCTATCTGGCGAATCGCACATAATCAGAAAGCAGCATGGAAAGTATGTTTTATTCGCACTATTATCAACTGGAGAGAAATAATGGACTCAGCAACAAAAAAACTTAATGGCGTATTGTTCGTGCTTATTATAACAATGCTTGGCTTTAACTCTTACATGAACACTGTTGAGCTAGAGGCAATACAAAAGCACCTCGATGATAAGCAGTTATTATGTGTTAAGACGTTCGAAATTAAATCAAAGCACAATGTAGTGCTTGAATGTAGTGAGGTGAAATAATGTCAATTAACACTTTATGCCCTACCGAGCTAATGGAGCAACGCAAAATCACAAGTGATAGAAAGAATAACACTAACGCATTAACACACGCTAATAGTGGTTTAGATTCATCTCATGGCAAAGCTAGGCAAAAGCGAGAGGCTATTCAGGATAAGCTGGATATCAAGGCGCTAGAAACGCAAACGGATGATGATTACTTTTATAGTTTGATTGAGGAATTTTAACAATGGATGATTTAGAAAGCAAAAGCGTTGACGAGCTTATAACAATAATTGGTGAGCTCAATGAGTCCATAGAAGAAAAAGACCAAGAAATAGAGG